TACACTCTTTCCCTACACGACGCTCTTCCGATCTCATCGAGTACTCATTGTCAAGGACGCTCGCGAAGTTATGCGTTTAAGCAAGATGTTTCGAAAGCTACATGAGGATACCCAAGAGACCTTCGACCTAATAGTGGACGATCGGCCGCACTACATCAATAATGCGGCTAATCACATCATGACCGCTACTGCTGTTCGTAATGCTCGGTTCCCACCAAATTTTGGTGGTCGAGTGACGGAATATGGGATAGCTGAAGTCGACCTTATTCTGGCGCAATTGCTCAGGGTGAGTGGTGGACCAGCGGTTGTTACTACTGAAAGCTTGCCCGATCCTGATGAGCATCGAGGTCTCGATGCGTAGATTTCTCGAAGCCGCTGGCCTCGGGGCAAGCATGTCCGCCGCAGTAATGTTAGCCACTCTTGGACATATTCCGGAGCTTGGCTTCCCGCTGCTGGTGTTGATCATGATCGGGACGGCTGCCGGCCTGACCCGACCTACCACTCGACGGTAAAAAATCCGTACCGATGATCAGAAATGGTAGACAATTCCGACATCATGAAGATATTTTCCGCAGATCCTGGAGAAACCACCGGAATTGCCATTGATGACAATGGCGAATTGTCCTTCTGGCAGATAGACTGTCGACAGATTTCTGCTTTTTGGAACTTTCTGTGCGGAGTAGCACCAGATAAAATTCTTTACGAACAGTTTCATTATCGGCCGAACTTGATGAAGGCCAAACTCTACAGTGTTCAAGTCATCGGCGTGATCCGGCTTTATGCGGATCTAAACAATGTTCCCATTGTATTCACGCCAATCCCGTCCGAGGCCAAAAAGTTTTGGGACGACGCGAAAATCGCCAAGCTCGGGCTGTGGAAGCCTGGCGCGAAGTTCGAGCATGCCATGGATGCTCTCCGGGTGCTCTTGAAGTATCGAATGCATACTGATCCAGGCTGGTTCGCCGAGATTTTGCTCATGCTCAAGGATTAATCAGCAAACGCAATAATAGTCTGACTCGTGTTCTGTGCAATGATGGTCTGTCCGACCCGAAGTCGAATTAGCGTATTCGGTAGTGGTGGGATCAGCGGCAATACCGTAACGGTTGGAACGCCAATGGCTTCTGCACTTGGCACGCCACCGGCATTGACCGTTACATTGCCCACACTGATAGTGGGGGCTCCGAATTTCTCCGCACTTGCTACTCCGCCCGGATTGAGCTGTCGATAGGAAACTGCACTACCGAACCGCTCTTCCGTACGAATTCCGCTTGCCGTGATCGTTATAGTACTCGTGATTGTTGGGCTGCCAAGTTGTTCGGCAGAGCCGATACCACTACCACTAATTCCGGCAGCCGCAGAACTTATAGTCGGGCTGCCGAAGAACTCTCCGCTTGGAATACCGGCCGGGGTAATTGAAACCCCAAGCTGCGCACTGCCGAACGCTTCGGTGGTACCAATGCCATTTGCATTGATCGTTACGGAGCCCGCCGTGACTGTTGGCGTGCCCAAGCGCTCCAGGGTAGCAATGCCAGCAGCATTAACAGACTGCGCCAATAGTACCGTGGACGCACCAGAAACTTCACCTGAGACGATGCCATTGGCATTAATAGTGACCGCGCCGGGTGCAACAGTTGGTGCGCCCAGCCGCTCACTAGAAACAATACCATTGGCAGTAACGTTGAGGGTAAAGCTCGGCAAACCCAACTGTTCTGCGGAAATGATGCTTCCGGGTTGGACCAGTTGGGCTAAAGCGGCACTACCAACATTTTCGCTGGTGATGATACCATTGGCATTGATGGTATAGGTGGCCGAGAGTGTGCTACTTCCAACAGCTTCACTGCTGCGGATACCACTTGGGGTGATTTGGGTAATCAGCGAGATTGTAGGTGCGCCGAGTTGTTCGTTCGAGGTGATGCCATTGCCTGATACCGTTACCGATCCGGGCGTTGCACTAGCGCTTCCCAGCTTTTCTGCCGAGCTGATGCCGTTGGCATTTATGGTATATGTAGCTGAAATAACGGCTGCACCGGACTGCTCACCACTGACGACGCCATTACCCGTAATGGCTTTACTTACGGCGGGGGCACCCAACCGCTCAACTGAGACTATACCATTTGCATTAATGGTGTATGTGGTTGAAACGGTAGCGGCACCGAGCATTTCGGCTGAGGAAATGCCGGAAAACGCCAGGTTCTGGGTTGATCCACCGGCCGCAGCCTTGATGGCAACCGCCGAAGCTACGAACGGCACAGATCCAGAAGGCGTAAAGCTTCGTGTGCCAGTTGCACCAGAAGCTACCAGGGTTTCGTTGGCGCCTTCGTATCTAGTGAAGTTAGCTACGTCGTACTGCTCGGTCATCGATCCCGGTGGGACAAAATCGCTGGGGGCCGCACTACGAGAGCTACGAATATGGGTAATGAGCATATCTGTCGAACCGGTTGTGGTAACACCAGTGACCACACAAGGGGACACCGAAGCACCCTGAACGGTATTCGACGCGCCATCGATTGGACTGGTGGTGTCCGCACCAGTAAGGACCCAAAGGCTCATGCCTTTGTCCTCATCATGCGAGCCGGTTTCGGTGGCGGTTACCGTTTGGGCACCTGAAGTATTTGGAACATACCAGTACACTTTGATGTGTGATCCGGAAGTCCCATCGTCCGCAGTAGCTGCGGAAACGGCGTTCATAGTGGGTGAACCGGTGGCACTTGGGGTGCCCATGTTGGAGATATCGTAGAAGTCGTTGTCGTAAATAACGAGCACTACATCGGTAGTTTGGGTGGTTCCAGGCGTAGTTGCAGAGACGCTGGCGCTGCCGCCAGAGTCTGAGTTAGTCGTGACGCTACGAATGCTAACCATACCGCTCCCTCCACCCGTAACAGCAGCGGTATATGCGACCTTTTGGGTCGCGCCACATACCACGTAGCACGACCCAATTAGACACTACTGCCGGTCGCATCTGGATCCTCAATTAGTTTAATGATTCAAGCATGTCCTTTAAAGCTTGAAAATCTTGTTAGCACCATTGTCGTATGCCACCACAATGTTGCCACCGTTGGGCGTTACCGGCAAACCAGAAGCAGTAATCGGTGCAAGTGCCCGAGTTCCGGCAGTAATAGTGGCCGAGCTGATAGTGATCGAGCGGTCTCCGGCGTTGGCCAACGCGGTCATTGTTGCTGAAACACCATTAGAGAACACCAGAACGGTGCTGTTTGGGATTGCATATGGCAGTGGTTCCACCGGGATGGTGGTACCAGTGGTGGTGGTGTTGCACGTGACGATGAACTTTCCCGTGATCAGGCAAACCATTCTCGAAGAAGATGGTGTGCCAGTGTCCTGGAAAATTGCGACGGCCTCAACTGAGTTACCCGTGACCGCAGTAAAGGTGGTATCTGCGGCATCTGCCACACCGTTGGTCACTGTGGGCGAGCCAAGGTTTACCTTAGCGCCAACCAACGCGACATCGAAGTCATCCCAGTTGTCGCCGGACGTCGAAGGACCATAGTTTACACAATATCCAGTGGCACCACCCACACCATTGCCGGTTGAGTTCACCCCATCTGGACGAGTTAGGGAAAAGACTGAACCAGACGCCGCAGCAATCAACCAAAATCCATTAGCCGCAGTATTGGTGGCATGACCGTCAATAAAGACCAGGTCACCCGTGGTAAAACCATGTGCGGTCGATGTGGTAACCACAATAGGCGTCGCGTTGGTGGAGCTGGAAATCTGCTTGATACCAGCGTCTGTAGTCGCAGCGGTGCTCAAGTCGAGCAAAGCAGCCGAGAATGTTTGAGTATCCCAGTCCAACGTGCCGTCAAGGAAGCCCTGACGACCCTTTTCAAAAAGAGCGTTGACCAACGGAAACGCCTCCTAACCTATCTTGTAACTTCAAGATTTACTGTTGCATTACCTTGCATGACCCGGGTAACCAGACCACCTGAACTAACGATTTCCAGATCATACACGCCAGAACGCCAGGTGAACGCAGAGGTGTCGGTATTGTTGACCGTAAGGGTGAGCTGGCCAGCCGCACCGTTGACCGTAATTCGACCGTTTCCAGTGTTAAGGTCAAGAAGTGTCAGGGCACTGCTGGTCAACTCTCGGATTTGCATCCTTGCGGTATATCCAACCAGGGAAAAGACGGAGCCGTCACTATTCTGTAATCCGACAATGTGCGAGAAATCAGCACCCTGTTCGAATACCAGATTTACGGTGGCGGCTCTCGTCTGTACCGACGAAACGAGTGTCATATCACCTACTGTTCTACAGCTTTGTCTACCACTACAACCGGCGCAGCCGTAGCTGCTGGGGGCGGAACCGGCGCAGCTACTTGAGTACGCACAAACATGGCTACAACAGCAGAAAGCAGCGTCATCAGAATGACCTGTTGGTCAGCCGGCAGATCGAAGTGCCATGCAGCAGCAGCTAGTATCAGAGCCTTTGCCAACCCCAGGATCAGTGCCGGTGTGCCATCTTTGGTGACCATCCACACGACAATGCCCATAATCGCGGCAAAAACACTATTCAATGCACCCTCCTGATCCACCGTAAAGTGGAACACGAATGCACCCAAAACACTAACGAGACTGACAAACAAGGCCGACCAGAGTGCCGGATCACGACCAAACAATTTTGTCATGACGCCTCCTCATCGTTAGATTTTGCACACCTCGTTTGGAGGTGGGGGTAGCGGGTGATCTTTTTGTTCTTGAATCTGATTGGCTCTAGCTTCTTTGTATTTGGTGAGTGCAGCTCGGGTATCGTTGGCCGACTTTGCTAGGGTTACTGCATCGATAAGATTGTCCATCGCCGCAGTTGCTTCTACACTCGAATTCGTTCTAGCGTTGAGTGCAAGATACAGAAAGTTGTTCCATTCGGATTGACATTTCACATATTGGGTAAGGTGCTGGTTGGCTTGCCAAGAGCCAACCAGCGAAACTGTCGACACCATGAAAGTGGCGATAGCAGCAATTAGTAGAATGGCCCGTTCTCTACGTGTCCAATCCTTTGGCATAGGCGTCCACCACCTCCAACAAATGCCAAAACGCATAACCATAAACCAACCCGGTTGAGGCGTACGTCAGTGCAATGATCACGTAAGCATAATCCATTACGTCGTATCCTTCACTGAGTCGTCTTTTGGCGAGTCGATTTCCGATTGCTTATCTTTCTTGGATTTGTTTTCCAACGTTGAGATCGCGGTCAACAAACCACCAAGACCGATGGCCGGAAGGGTCCAATACTCTGGTGGTATCGGATCTCCTCGAATGAGGATGACTACTGTTGCGATTCCCCAGACAACCATGTAAGTCGCTGCGGCAATGGTCCGGACCACACGACTCCCTTCCGTTAACGCAAACGCACGCCTCTCGTGTTTGATGTATTAGAGAAATGCTTGTTTTGACACAGGCAGCGATGTCAACCTGTTGACACCAGCGGTTAAGATCGCCAAGCCCAAGGGTGACTGATATCGGATCGACTGTCAAGGCAAGATTCAGTTACGCAAGTGCTTTGCCACGTTCGATGCAATAGGTTAGCGGACCTGCGTAAGCGGGAAATTCAGCGGTCGGTGCAACAACTCCACCTGCGGCGTTAATGGCCATTCGTTGCAGTGAAACGCATCGAACTCCAGCAGGAATTTGTACGGATAGTGCCACTCCTGAAGAGAGCTTGAACAAACCACCGTTGTTACCAAGTGGGCTGAAGTTGCCGGCACCGTCGGAGACCCAAATACGAAGTCCATATTCCGAGCCAAACGAGTCATTGCAGACATTGATCCATGCTTGTCTTGGGTCCGCCAGACCACGCTCCACCGGTGGAATAGTGATAGAGGTGCTTTCGGGCAGAATTGCAGCGGGTGGGAACGATGCGCCCATGTTGTCGTCATCCTCCTGAAAAGATGTAATAGAGGTCCACTCCGACCCGTCCTCGTCAAAAGCGGGATCACCAGAGAAGTGTGCATGTTCGGTGTGTGCACTCGAACCGGTATAAACCTCGCGAGACCAGTTGTTGCGCTTCCGCCAAATCTGTCGATTGTAAATGATGTACATCAATCGATTGCGATCACGGCTGGTAGCCAGCATACGATTCACGACATCTTGCATGGTTATGCCATGCGGATCGCGGAAATCGTTGTCACAGTCAAACGCGCGCACCTCTTGTTTGGTGTCGGCATCTGCGTATTCGGACAACGATCCGTATGAGTCATCTGGGTTGTGGCCGGAGATTTCCGCCTGGTGGGCCGGATCTCCAATGGTGCCATCGCTTTCTTTGTCTCGATTTGGGAATGTTGTGTTGAAATCACTACGCATCCGAGTGAGACTGGTGGTAAGTACCCATGCCATAGTTTTCCCCCTTTCTAGAATGGAAGAACTGAGAGCGATCGTCCCGAAAAAGCGACGGTACCGCTTGATCCGGTGCCACCACGATACTTTGCCGTGAAAGTGTAACTTCCGGGACTCAGCGCCGTCACCACATAGGACTTGCTGACGCCGATGCTGGTGGTGAATGTCTGGGAGGAGGCTGGTTGGGTAATAGTTATGCCGGCAGCACGCAAATCATCGGGCACTAATGAAGTTGGACCGTTGACCAAAAAGCTCATAAAGCCCATATTGGTATCCGTGGTAAGGACAGACAAGGTTACTAAACAACTCACCACTACCAGCGCCATCCCCGAACTGGAGATAGTCGTACCAACGGCAGGCCCAAATGATGCCAAATCGTCGTAGTTGGTGTTGCTAATACTATCGCTAGCGTCTATGTGGTCGCCAGCAAGGTTGAGAGACACTGATGCTGATACCGAAAAGCTTCCCGAATCGAGAGAAGTAAAACCGATACGATTTCCTGATTCAATAGCTCGTAGACGGCGATCAAGGTCAGCGATAATAGTTGAAATTGTAGGAGCAACATCAGTATTATATCTACTCATTCAACTCATCGCCCTCGAAGACAAGCTCCACCTGTTCCACAGTGTCATCGGATTGTGGGGTAAATGTATAAGCTACCAATCTCTGAATACTTGTGGTGGGTACCGGGTGACGACCATCAACAATCGATAGTGCGACTCGATCACCAAGTCCGTAACTACCAAAGATTGGATCTTCGTTGGATTTCGTGAACACTTTGATTACGGTAAGCGGAGCTTGCCTTTTTACCCCGACCTGACGAGCCAAATCGCTCAACAACGAAGAACTGGTAATATCTTTATAGGCTAGTTTCAAATCGTATCGGGGAAAGCCATTATCAATTTGAGTAGTGTCAGTGTACGTAGACACCAACATTTCGTCGCCTTCGCCAGCACCTAGAAGAATAACATTGTTGCCTGAGTCGGTAATGTTTTCGGTTTGGTAGTAGTTGGTAACTGAACCGGGATAGTCGAAAGCTACCTCGTCACCACCCACTGCGCCCATAAATGGATAGCTGATGATGAGATCACGATTGTAGTAGTTAGCGTCAGCCGCTTTAGTTGTGCGGATGGTCCAGTCGAATCCATCACTACCATCGGCAAGGGCCGACATCATAGCCAGGAAGTTTTTGTACTCGCTGTGTAAAACTTCCAGATCTTTCAGA